CCCCCTGTGCCCTTACCCACAAATAGGGTTTCAGTTCCTTCCGTAAAAGCTAATTCTGCGTTAGCTAATGAGGTAGGTGCTGATGATCCAGTAGATCTTTTAATTCTTAGGGTGTTTGCCATTTAAAAGTTTCCTCCGTCTACAAGATTTTCAACGGTACGAGTTTGATCTGCTTTAAATGTACCACTACTTTGGTCAAAATACACTACAGAGTTGTTTACTTTATTGTTGTCTACCAATAAAGAATTTGTGCTACTAAACTGTGGACCCTGTGGACCTTGAGTTGCAACTGTAACAACATTAGTATCACCATTAACGGTGACGGTGTTTCTTTCAGTTGTAATGTTTACTGAAGTCATGTTGTTGTATAACCCTCACTCATATATATTGTACCTTCTAAATAATATTCTTTAGACCCACCTGCATCAATTATTAAAACGTCATATCTTAAAATATCAGGAGTAAACGTAGCAGTCTGTACATCAGTAAGACTAATACTTACTGACCCAGCACTCCTATCAGTGTAGGTAACAGCAAAATCGGCATACTTTGTGGTGCGTGTTTGCTCCCAAACCTGTGCTGCTACTGTAAATCCAGTTAAGTTTATCGCAGCATTATTAGAATCCTTAAAAATAAGCGGAATCGTATGATCCGATCTTCGCTGAAGTGTAAAGTTATAAATTCCGGGTTCGATTGCCATAATTAAGTTTTTATTATGTACATTAATGCTACGTTACGAGGTCTAGTTTCAGTGCCTCCAGTAGGTGAGTTAGTAACAGTTAACGGTACAGTTCCTCCTGAGTTTGTTGTTCCGCCAGTTTGTGCAGTGTAGCCTCTTAAATGTTGACCATCATTACCACCTGATTGCTCTAATTCTGCTAAATTGCCTCCACTTTGACTGACACTTGTAATTCCCGATCCACCAAAGTCATTGCCTACTCCTCCATTACTACCTTGAGCAAAAGCATAAGTATGTCTATGATCACTAGCCGTACCACTGGCAGTGTGAGTATGGCTTGTTATATCATCTGATTGACCTTGTCTAATTTGTCGACCTTGATCTCTTGTTGAATCAGTCGTATTACTAGCCCAGCCCCTAACAAATTCACCTCTAAGATCAGGAACAGTAGCACCTACAAGAGCAGCTAAAGCAGTATAACCAGATGTAGATTGACCATTACATTCTAAATAACCTGTCGGTACAGATGCGACAGCAAAACAAAATATAGTTCCAGTCGGTACACCTTGTATTGCTACAAATGATAACGCTCCAGAACCATTTGTTTGTAGAACACTTCCATTAGCTCCATCTGCCACTGGAAGAGCAAAATTTAAATTACCACTACCTTCATATTCAAACTTAATGGCAACTGAACCATTTTTTAATTTAAGGTCTACATTATCACCTAATTCTAAGGTAGTTGCAGTAAGAGTTAATTTTTCAGTGCCACCACATACAAAATTCAAAGTATTAGAAGCAAACCTACCAAATCCAGTATCAGTATCACTACTAAATTTCACAGGTAAATCACTTGCAGTACCAGTTGTTCTTAACTGCAATCCACCTGTCATAGCAGTATTACCATTTATAGGTAATAAACCTAAATTTGCCTCGTTAATATTACCTATCTCTGTAAAAGAAGAGTTTGCAGAGTTTCTTATTTTTAAAATATTATCTGAAGTATCACCATATAACATAAAAGCAACTGCACCAGTAGGGTCTCCACTTCCGCTATTTAAAGTTTTTATTGCATCAAGAACTAAATTAATATCTGCACGAACCGCAGCACCCGAAGCATTAGCAATATCGTAGTCTGATATTTGGGACATTTAAAAATTCTTTTCCTCCATATTACACCCCTTTACCATAACCGACAGCCGTAAACGTAAAACTTCTATCAACAGCAGCATTGCTTGAGTCTCTTATTAATATAGTAAATCCAGTTCCACTTATACTAGATAATGTAACGTATTCACCTGATAATAAGTTTTGAACTGTAACACCTACATTTGGTTTAAAAGCATTAGCACCACCAAGACTTGATGTACCTGTAAAAAATGGTCTAGCAAAAGTAATATTTTTTTGTGATGTACCTGACTGTTGGGCAGCCATTGATATTGGATTATTAGAATCTCCTGTTAAATAAGAATTTTCTGTTCTTGCAGTAAACGAAGCTACAATACCTGCTTGTTGTATATTAATATTTTCAACTCTAGGTTTACCAGTTGTTAATTGTAACTGAAAAGCAAATGCTCTACCTTTAAATGTTCCGCTAGATAATGCTACAAAATTAGTAAATTTTAAATAAGAACCACTTCCATTATTAAATGCTTGATTTATAAAAGATGTCACAGTAAATTTATTTGCATTTATAACTGATTTAACTGTATAAAAAGTATCATCGTTACTTGTAAAGTTTATTACTCTAATATTATTGCCTAATAAAAGTCCATGATTAGATGCGGTTATAGTTACGACTGTTCCAGCAGTTGTACCATCTTGACTTCCATCATCTTGTACTGCTGTAAAACTTGTACCGTTTGTATAACTTGGAGAACTATAAACAGGATCAACGTCTGTTGAAGCTGCTAAAATTTTGCAATTTACTGTATCTGCTGAAGTACCATCAAAATTTCCATCAGTTGCATAGTCATCCCAAAAAGAACCTGTTGGTATAAGTTGATCTAAAAAAGTTTGTTTTTGAAAAGTTCCAGTGCCATAAAAAAATGTTGGTGCGCCACCTTGTACAGAAGGTAATGACACTCGAAAAAAGTTTGCATCAACAATCGCTGAAACATTATAGATACCATTTAAAGGATTATTAGTACTAATAGAAAGCTGTACAGGATCTCCTACACTTAAATTATGTCCAGCACCAACTCTAATTTCAATCGTCAAAGCTGGTATTGATCTACCAGCTACGGTTTGTGTACTTGTTGTATTGTTTAAATAAGCGTTTTGATATGTTTGAGGACTTAGTTGTACTTGAACTCCAACTGATCTAATAAATCTTTTTATGTCAAGAGAAAAAACTCCTCCTAAGTCAAAAACAGCACCAGATGCAGATGCTTCGTCAAAATCGTAAAAACCATTAAAAACTTCGCTACTCTCTCTTAGTTTTAAAACATTAGAACTTACTACTGTATCCTCTTTAAATCCAGCAAAAGGAGTTGATAATAAATCTTGTCTTGATGCAGTGCTTAAAATTATTTGTGTATCTAATACATCTGGTAAATCTACAAGAACACTTGCTGATCCAGTACTAAAATTTCCTTGGTCGTCTTGGAAACGAAGAATATATTCTCCTTCTAATGCGGGTACGATTTGTTCTGTACTATTACCAGCTAGAGCATTTACAAGATCAATCGCATTATTAAACGTACCAGTGCCGTCAGTTACAGAACTATGTCTTACATAAACTCTTCCACCATGTAAAACGTCTGGATCAATAGCTTGATCCCATTTTAATCTTACATTTTTACTATCTACAGGTTCCATTTGTAGATTTTGTACATCTGCTGGAGGTGCATTTTTACCAGCAGCATCGAATGTTAAGTCTGTTGATGTAAGTGATATTTTTAAAGCAGCATTATATGAAAATACTCTAAATTCATACGTTCCAGCTTCAGTACCTTCTAACTCAAAGTCAGGTCTAAATACATCTTGTACTACCCAGTTTGCATTATTAAATCTATATTGAACCTGATATTGACTAACACCTGTTACTGCTACCCAAGATAAAATTATTTTTACTATTGCAAGTTTGTTTTTTACAATAATTCTTTCTTCTGCAACTAAACCTGATGGTGGGGATTTAGGTTGATTTAATAAAGATAAATTTCTAACAGGTAAGGGAACACCTTGTTCGATATTTGCATATTTACCAGCAATATAAGTTAATGCTGTGATCGCATAATTTACACCATCTTGTTCTTCTACAGATATAACTCTAAATGTTTGAGGTTCTACACCACCAGTTCCAGAACTAGACAACATCCATATTGCATTTGCACTTGGAACTTGTGATAATGCAGAGCTTAAAGTAATGACATTATTTGTTATACCACCACCAGCAGCAAGTGTTTTTGTTTCTACTTTTCCATCAGGTAACATTACACTTAAAGTTTTATTTGTACCTTGCAAAGTAGATAAATCCTGACTGCTATCAGCAGTAATGACAGTAGTTGTTGCACTTTTTACCCTACCTGACCTTCTTTCAACACTACGCACTGGATCGTTTATTGAAATTACACTTCCAGGTCTAACGATTGCACCAGCATCTATCGAAGTTGTAAAACTAACAATCTCAGATTCTTGTTGCTCACTGAAGAGTATTGCCTTTGCTAATCTAATAGCTTGTGTTCTTGATGTACAGCCAAAACCTTTTACTGTCTTTTTAATAATTCCTAACTTTGCTATAGCAGCATCATCCTCAAAAATTTCATAATCTATTTCTCTGCTATCCATGTTGAAATAGCTTACAGACACGACAGAATGTCTTTGTTTTAAGCTGCTACCAGAATATGAAAACCCACCTTCTCCTACATTTGACAAACTAAATAAATAACTAGAATCTGTCAGCCTGTCTTGGGTAAGTGTTATTGAACCAGTTTGCCATATAGGAAAACCTCTCATAACACCAGCTAATTCATTTATTAAGGTATATGCTTCTACTGTTCCTTGAATAGAAGCATTGCAAGCAAACCTAGCTTCTTCCGTTCCATCATCTAATGTTACCTCTTCATTAGCGTATTTAGATGCCTGTACATAACTAAACAAATCAATACTTTCATATTTCTTTTCATCAGTAGATTGATCTGGTGATATGTGAACACCTAGCCCATATCTTTGGTTTGTTAAAACGTCTAGCAATATCATTGCAGGGCAAGTACACCAAACAGCAGCACCCATCGTTCCATTAAATATATAGTTGTCGGGATATTGTATTCTGCCTGTATTTATATCTACCGTTGGGGTTCCAGAACTATTTGCACCTGCACCCGGAATTTTTACTTTAATTCCACGAATACGAAATGCTCTTTGTGGTACAGAACTAAATTGCTCAGAACTAACTCTTAACGTTGAATATGCACAATCTGGATATGCCTGTGGTGTATATACAACTTCTTCTATTCTTGAAACTCCAAACGTATCTTGAATTACATCTGGATCACTATCGACAGTAATTCTTTTTACTCTGATTTTAGCCTGTGTGTAATTTGCATTACCAAAAGTATCATTAGGTAAATTAATTGTATGTTCTCTTGAATATGAATCCTTACTTCTACCAGTAATTGTTTCATCTACTATTGTAGTAAAGCTTCCATTGTTTGTTTGTCGCTGTATTTGATAATTAACTTCTGTTCCTAAAACATCTCCATTAGTTTCAAATTTCTGTAATGCTAAAAACTGTATTGTTACTTCTGCTGCGTGTTGTCCTGTAGCAAGATCAGGGCTATCTACAAATGATGATGTAGTAACAACAGCAGAGTTTGTTAATACAGTATTTGATGTTTTTTGAAGATTTGCATTTTCTAAATTAGCTACAGGTTTTTGATTACTTTCTCCAAATTTAGGAATAAAGGTAACATCCTCAAAACTAAAATCTGAGTCAGTTAAGCTATTTAATTTTGTTGTAAAATTAGTGTCGTCTGGACTGACATTTAAAACAGCAGTATTGTTTAAAAAAATATCAGCTAAACAAGCATTATTATAATTTGCATTATTACGAGCAATACTTTTTTTAGATGGTGTTGCAAAACCTTCTATCTCACCTTCAGATAATAGATCTTGGATCGTTGCAAACTCTTTACTGTTAAGAGTATCTTCGGCTCTTACTGGTTCTCTAGGTTCTGGTGGTCCTTTAGAACCCCTTATAATTTTACCCATTATGTTTCACCTGCTACAACTTGTTGTGTATCAATACCTGCTGATATGACTACAGATCCAGTTGTGATTTCTCCGTAACACAAAGGTATGCTAGTTCCAGCCCTGTCAGTATTTTGCACCCCTGAGAAACTAAATGAAATGCGTGGATCTTCTTCATTACTAAACTCTTTCATTTGAGGCATAGGAAACAACATATCCGAGACACCACTTAAAACCAAACCAGCACCTATACCAAATGCAGCTTTAGCTCCTAAACTAGCAGTTCCAAAACTAGCTCCAAAACCAGCTCCAAATTTTAAAGATGGACTAAAAAAACCAAACCCACCAACACCAAAAGATAAAGCGATCAATGCACCACCTAATAATATTTTTCCAAAATTACCACCAGAACCACTAATTACAGGTACGATACTTACACCTTCACTACCTATAGGATTATGTAATTCATCTTCTCCAATATCGTAATCATTAACAATAACTTTGTAATATCTATCGTTCATATGACCTTCTAACTGTGGAAAGTTGCTTACTAAGAACTTAACAGCATCAGCAGTAGAATTTATTACAGCATCTAATTCTTTATGACCTACAAAGTCAGCTAATTCACCATAAAGTTTAACCTTCTTGAGCATAGCGATACCTCTTACCAGTACATTTTAACAACCATTCAGAGTAAGGCTCTCTACAAGATAGTCTATCTGCTAAATGGTGTAAAACCATATCTCCTAAAAAAATCGCTACATGATTTAAAGTTGGATACATAATAGACATTAATAAGACATCTCCCTCTTCTAACCTTTCATCTGGTCTCAATTCTCTAAAACCTGTTCTTGTAGCATAACTTTCAAACAATGGATCGTATAAAAATTCATCTGCTGTCATTGTTCTTTCGTAATCTATTAAAGTAATTGCCTTTTCTTTTTTGTAGTAATCAACGACTAAACTCCAACAATCTGTAACACCCCAAACCCATTCACGACCTAATAAAGGTGCTTCATATCCTGTTGGTTCGACATAAGCCCATTGTTCTGTTTTTGGATTAACAATATGCCAAGGTAATTTACTTTGCTCACAACTTACTTTATCTGCTTGACTAGGTTCTGGATTTGAAATTGGGTGACTATGTATTACAGCAGTTATCTCACCTAAATTATCTGCTTTTACATAATCTTCTGGGTTTAAAATAAAATGTTGATGTGATGTAATTGCTAGATTTTGACATGGATAATATCTTTCTTTACCTCTTACATTTAATAATAATCCTACTGACTCTTTTGGATCTTGGTCTTTCGCATGAACCAATGCATCATCTTGCCAACTCATTGAACAAACGTACCAATAGCAGGGAATAGATCCCTAGTGCATTGACGTTTAGGTACTCTGATTCCAGCTAAATCAAATACTGCTGCTAGTTCAAATTCAACAACCTCCCTATTTTCTGCTGACTTACGATCTACTGAATAGATTTCTCTTGGAAACTCTGCGTTAGGATCAGGAGTACCGAAAGGGTTGTTACCTGTAAAATTACCGTTATCAATAAAACGTGCCAATGTTCTTATTCTGGTGACAGTAGCACCTGTAAGATCATTACCAGCAGTTGTAGTATTTACTGACTGAAGAATAGCAGATATTGTTCCTAATGCGTTACTTACAATTAATTTAGGTCTTGGTAATTGACCACGCTGAAAAGCAAAACCTTCAGCTACTATTGGAAATCTTGTATAAGAATTACCAGCCCAAACTATGTTTTGATTTACTTGGTTCGTACCAGAATGAAATCTATATACTGTGTTAGCACCATGTAAAGCTGTTTTTAAAGTAAGGGTAAATAATTCAATAACAGAAGTGGGATTTATCTTAGATAGATCATCAAAAATACTACTAAAGGCTTCGTAAACAATATTATTATCGTAGACACTTTCACCAATAATGTTTGTCCATGATGGTTCACTACTACCAGTAGTACCTGCTGTAGTAACACGAAAAAACATACCAGCTACACCATTTGTAGGGCATACAATATTACCTGCACTTTTGGATGCATTTGCTGTCCAAGGACTAGCAACAGTCATGGTTCAAATACCTCTCGAAATGTGGCTTGTACTCTTGCTCTATTTAAATACGGTATAGATTTATTCCAACTTTCACATACAAATTGAGAGGAACTTGATTCAGCTGGTGGAGTAAAAGTAAAACTAGCACTATCATTAGCTCTTGCATTAAGAAATGTTTCTATAGTATCTGCATCTGTTTCTGATACTTCAAAAGTAAGACTATAAATTTTAGGGTTTTGGTTTTGTGCAAGGCCAAATAATATTCTATGTTCATAACCATCAGCAAAACGAACAGTTCTAGTATTTGGGGCGGATCTTTTTTGTACTCCGTAAGTAGGTGTTATTGAAGGAAAAGTAGCCATTATGCAAGTAAACCTCCAGGTCTTTTTTGTGTTACTAATTCAGATTGTACTGCGACAGATATAAGACGACCAAGTTCTCTACCTCTATCTTCATCACCTTCAACAGAAGAACCAGAAGCATCTACATTTACTACTACATTTGTAGA